CTCCACTGAGATTCTTGCTGAGATCAACCGTGAAGTTATCAGAACCATCTACAACGTTGCTGAGCCTGGCGCACAAGCAAACGTTGCTAACGGCGGTTCCTTCGACCTCGACGTTGATTCCAACGGACGTTGGAGCGTTGAGAAGTTCAAGGGTCTTATCTTCCAAATCGAGCGCGATGCTAACGCAATCGCACAAAGAACTCGTAGAGGAAAGGGCAACATGATTCTGTGTTCCGCAGACGTTGCTTCCGCTCTGACCATGGCAGGCGTACTCGATTACACCCCTGCTCTGAACGCAAACCTGAACGTTGATGACACTGGCAATACCTTCGCTGGTATCCTTGCTGGTAAGTATCGCGTTTACATCGACCCATATTCTGCAAACAGTGCTGCTAACCAGTACTACGTTGCAGGTTATAAGGGTTCCTCCCCATATGACGCAGGTCTCTTCTACTGCCCATATGTTCCTCTCCAAATGGTTCGTGCCGTTGGTCAGGACACCTTCCAACCTAAGATTGGATTCAAGACTCGCTACGGCATCGTTGCTAACCCATTTGCGGAAGGCACCTCTGTTGGCGCTGGCGCACTCTCCCGTAACACCAACCGTTACTACAGAAGAGTCAAGGTTCAAAACCTCATGTGATTCAAGTTCACATATTTTTCAGAGGGTCTTCGGACCCTCTTTTTTTGTCTAAATATAGTATAAGGTTATAGTGTGATGCCAGCAGTATCAAAATCACAACAAAGATTATTTGGAATAGTTCGCGCTGTCCAAAAAGGTGAAATGGCACCAACTACACCTGAAGTCGCAAAGTTGGCGGCGACTATGAAAAAAAGTGATGTAAAGGATTTTGCTTCAACGAAGCATAAGGGTCTCCCAAAGAAAAAGACTCTTAAAGAATTTTTGAATTTTGGTAGAAAGAAAAGAATGAATGTAACCCCACCACCTCCTGTACCCAACGCTGCTGATATTCAGCGTGCTTATGGTGTGGCACCTAGAACTAGTGATGGTAGAGGTGCTAAATCAACTGTTCCTGGTCTTTCTGGACCATCAAGCAATAGAGTGGGTTCAGTCAATAGAGACATGAATCGCTTTGCTAATATAAGAGGATGGCAGTCTGCTATTGGAAGAGCAGAACATGGTGGCAGAGATAATCAATACAATGTCATGTATGGTGGTGGAAAGTTTGACCCTAAAAAGGGTCATCCAGACACTGTCGTAAGCGGTGGAAGAGGTCCTTCTAGTGCTGCTGCTGGAAAATATCAGTTCATGCCTTCAACATGGAAAGGAGCAACTGGTAGTCTTAAAACACCTATGACTCCTGCCAATCAGGATAATGCAGCAACAAAACTTCTGAGAGGTAGAGGAGTTAGTCTTGATAAACCCATGAGTCGTTCTGCTGTTAGTAGAGCAGGGAGAGAGTGGGCATCTCTACCAAATATGTCTGGTAAGAGTCATTATGGTCAACCAGTAAAATCCTATTCTACTGTTAAAGGGTACTTTAATCAGAAAAAGAGGCAAGAACTTGGTCCAGATTATCGTGATGCTCCTGGTGCAAATTATGCGAGGTAATCAAAATGTCATATAGTTCCTCTTCATCCAATAAGTGTAGTTGGGCAACTCAAATCAATAACAGGAACTTCCTTTCTGGTATTGGATTTAAGTTTAATCTCGGCAAGTATCCAAAAGTTGACTTTTACTGCAATACTGCTAGGATACCAGAAATCACACTAGCAACTGCAACACAACCCTCTTACCTGAAAGATATTGATGTCCCAGAGACTAAATTATCTTTTGGAGACTTAACCATTCAATTCTTGGTTGATGAGAATCTGGAAAACTATAGAATCGTACACGATTGGATGTATGGATTAGGATTTCCAGAAACTGCACAACAGTTCAAAGATCTTACAACCGACCGAGATGGTGTAAGAGAGATGAAAGAGCAGTTTGCTGATGGTACACTTCGTATCTTAAATAGCAACTTTAATGAGGTTGCTAAGGTAAAATTCTTAGATATGTTCCCTGTGTCACTTAGTTCTCTGGACTTTGATGCCACATCAACTGATGTCAACTACTTTACAGCACAGGCAACATTCAAGTATACTGTATATCAACTGACCTCCTCTGTTTGATGGATCTTGACAAAATTCAGGAGATGTGGCAGAAAGACTCTGTCATCGATCCTGATAACCTACATGATGAATCTTTGAAGATTCCGCAACTTCACTCAAAGTATTACACTCTGTATAATACTATCACATTGTTGCGAGAGCGAGCAAGAGAACAATATAGCAAAGTAAAACTTGAGCGTCATAACTTTTACACAGGAAAAGCAGACCCTGCTGTGTATGAAGAAGAACCTTTTCCATATAAAGTCCGCGAGAAAGATGCTATCCAACGCTATCTAGACGCAGATGATAGATTAAATAAGGTTGATATGAAGATTCGCTACTATGATACAACCCTCAAGTTT